TACCAAGGAAGTTGGAGAAGATATTGTTATAGGTTATGATACTATTAGTGCAAGTTCGTTCAGCGATCAAATATTATTGAAAGAACTTGATAGTATTTTTGTAAAAGGTAAAGAAAAACCAATTAAAATATATACGTTACAAGATGGTTAATAAAAAAATGACAGTAAATGATGTTGCAGAAAGACTTACCAAGTTAGAAACAATATCTCATGAACGCTGGAAAACTGCTTTTAATGAGTTTTCTGACATCAAACAAGAAATAACTTACATAAACTCAACTATTAAAGCTGCAACCTTTGGGGTGTTTGGTTTTATTGGTGCTATTGGGATAGCGGTTTTAACGAGGTTTTTAATATGAAAGGATTACTAAAAAATATTGTGGGGGCGGTAGCTCCTACTCTTGGATCTGCTATGGGCGGTCCTCTTGGTAATATGGCTATGGGTAAAATAGCTGAAGTATTAGGTGTATCTAATGATCAAAAATCAGTACAACAAGCAATACAAAATGCAACTCCAGAACAGATGTTAGAACTTAAAAAAGCAGAACAAGAGTTTGAAGTGCAAATGAAAGAGCTTGATGTTGATGTATTTAAATTAGAAGTAGCAGATAAACAACACGCTAGAGGTATGTTTAGTAAAGATTGGACAGCTAGAATTATTGGATTATTTACTATTGGTGGATTTCTTGGTTACATATTTTTAGTGACTCTACAACCACCAGAACAAAACAGCGAAGCACTTATAAATTTAGTGCTTGGTTATCTTGGAGGATTAGCGAGTGCAATTATTTCGTTCTATTTTGGAGCGTCTCACTCCCCAGAAAAAGGAGAATAAAATGCAAATATCTCAAGAAGGTATAGCCTTGATTAAAAAATTTGAGGGCTGTGAGCTAGAGGCTTACAAATGTGCAGCTGGCGTTTGGACTATAGGTTATGGCTCTACAAAAGGAGTTGAAGAGGGTAATACTATAACTCAAGAAGATGCAGATAATTTATTGTTAGAAGAAATGCACGAATACGAAGGCTATATAAACGACATGGTTACTGTTGATCTTAAACAAAATGAATTTGACTCCTTGGTATCATGGGTATTTAATTTAGGACCCTCAAACCTATCTTCAAGTACGTTATTGTCCAGGCTTAATAATAAAGTTTGGGATGATGTACCAAATCAAATTAAAAGATGGAATAAAGCTGGGGGGCAGGTTAGACAAGGTTTAGTAAGAAGAAGAGAAGCAGAGGCTTTGCTTTTTCAAGGTAAAGATTGGACAGAGGTATAAATGCCATTACAAAAAACAGTATTTAGGCCAGGAATAAACCGTGAAGGTACCGCTTACGATAATGAAGGGGGGTGGTTTGACTGCAATCTTGTCCGTTTCCGAAAAGGTAGACCAGAAAAGTTTGGCGGATGGTCAAAGATAACAGAGAACACTTATCTTGGTACAGCAAGAGCATTACACGCTTGGATTTCTTTAGCAGGTACAAAGTATTTAGGTTTTGGCACAACTTTTAAGTATTATATTGAGAGTGGTGGTACTTTTAATGATATTACACCAATAAGATTAACCACATCAGCTGGTGATGTAACTTTTACTGGAAAAGCAAATACACTTTCTTCAGGAATAACTGCAACTGATACAACTATTCCATTAACAAGTTCCACAGGATTTCCTGCTAGTGGTACAGTACAAATAGGAAGCGAAACTATTAATTATGCAGCCGTATCTGGTAACAACTTGATTGGTGCAACGAGAGGTGCAGAAAGCACCACAGCAGCAACGCACAGTTCATCTGATGCTGTTTTGTGTGCTACACTTACTATAACTGATACAAGCCACGGTGCTATACAAAACGATTTTGTTACATTTAGTGGTGCATCAAGTTTAGG